CATAATGCGTCATCGTAACGTCGATGTTGGTACTTTCCTCGATTACTTGATTATTCATTTTCGATTCTGACGCTTTTGTACCAGCACAAAAAATAAATGGCGCCCCTTCCATTGAGGCGACAATATCGGACGTAGTGCAATTGTCCGATTTACTTATGTATCTCTCCTTATAATCCTCCATCATGTCCCTATATGTCGGAAAGGCGTTGTCATTGAATCTTGGACAATAGTGCGCCATCTTAAACATCCTCACTATCTCAGCGAATTGTTCTCTTCGCTGATTATAAATATCTTCCCCAATACGGAAATATTCATTGAGGGCGTTTTCAATAGCAGCAGCACTTATTGCCAAAGGTTCGACAGAACTACCTTTTCTTTTCATATAATTATGTAGACTTTTACATATCGAAGACTCCTCTATCGGCGATAAATAATTCCTAAGCTCTTCGTTCCATACAAATCCACGCTTAAGATAAGAAACATCTTTCCGAGTTACAAACTCCGTTAAAGCTGATTTCTTATCAGCAGAGGTATATTCGATACCTACCTCCGCTAAAATATGAGCGTGAACCTGTTGATTCCACCAATCACATCCCTCAGCGACGGTACCTACATTATCATCACCCATAAAATTACATTTTATGAACTCATCAAATGGATACGCATCATCACATGATTTCGCGAAAGTATATCTAAACAAAAGTGAGTTAGCTATATTGCTCATCATAACAGTGATAAACACTCCTTACGGCATGGAGGATAAAAATTGAATATACATTCCATCCCATTCATATCTAGGGTATATTAACTCCGTCATGATTGCTTGAACAACTAATAATTCATCATATGAATATCCACAATGTTTACACATGTTCAATATGACTCGCGAAGCTGCATCCAACAACGTAGGTGCCATGGTCTTATCCCAATGTTTATAATCACCACAAAAGAATCTATTCTCACATCCTTTCTGAAAAAAGGAATTATAAAGACGAGTCCAATCAGTTGAGTAATTATCAACGCCAACACAGCACTCAAAATGGTCCCAATGCAATTGCATTACACGATTGAGACCACTGAGCGCCATCTTACACACAATCAAAAAATCGATAGGACAACCAGCGAATAATCTAACGGTCTCCTTCTCAAATTTTGTTGGTTCATCTTTTAAATTGGCGCGGAAAAAGACACTAAATCTCTCACCATTTTTTTGCCTCCTCCAACATCGTATTGACATTTTGCTCCACTTGCGGTACAAAAACAATCTTTTTAATAACTCCATATGCATCTATCTCACATTTATCTAAATCTAAAAGTGTCTTTTTAGATTTATCTAAAGGATGGCCGGCAGACGTAGATAAATCTATTCGATCCAATCCAGTCATCCCCTCCCTTCCATGAACTGCTACGTCCATAGAAACAAAATGCACATGATCCACCAAATCATGATTATCAAGCGCAGCAATATGGTGTGAAGTAAGCGATCGCACAGCACTCTCAAGGAACCGCGGCTCAAATTTATAAGGCGGTTCCATCATAAACTGTGCAGCCTCTTGAAAGGGACGCCAATTAGTCAAATTCTTTGGCGGTCCATGAATCCTCTTCAGGCCTATCACTCGCTCAACAGCATCACTAATAGGCGACTTTCGCACTGCTGACCTCAATGTCCTTGTTCCCTTTACATGTGGACCATAAACTATTGCTGCCACAGGTTTTGCTGCATCCATATAAAGCATACTATGTTTAGGGCTTATATCACTACTAATCTCGCCTTCTTTTCTCAAACCAGGCTGATCATAAGAGTAACCATAAGCCTCTCTATTGAATCCAGTATCACAAATATCTACAGATTCAAATTTAACAAGAGCATTTTCTATATCACTTAACAAAAGTGATGCGAAAACACCTATAGTGCCCTCTCCTGCTAGATGAACACCACAAATGGCAGCACCTCTTGCTTGAACAACACATACCGCTCCACATAGTCCACTAAAAGTATCAAAAGGCGCAGTATATTTAAAACCAGAATAAGACAGATCGCCTACAGAATGAATTCTGCGCGGCTC